TTATCTTTTTCCCCACACAGTTTGATAAAGCTGTTGTAATTCAGCATCCGTGAGCTCTGTCATAGATGATTTTTGAAATTTTTCGGACATGTGAGTCTTCCGCCATTCCTGCCATCCGTTTTTAGAACATCTTGTTTGAATTGATTTTATGGTTTCTTTTCTCCAGTCTGTGACCTTTTTGGGAGCTGATGCCATGTTACGCAAGATGCCGATTTGTGAACGTAGATATTTGATAGCTTTAGGAAAATCATCTGATTTTATTTCATGATAGCTGTTTACTTTCATGTTTTTATTCAATCGAATCCATGCAGCATTGTGTGTTATTACTGATTTTTTTATAGCGTTATGAATATCAACCCATTCATAAATAAGGGTTTTTATTTGGTGTTTTTGGTTGGCATCTACAACACCATCACCAGTTTTGACTTGTACTCGAGGTTTTTTGCTGGGGCTGCTGAGATTAATGACATTGCTAACAGTGTTTCCATTACCTACAACGTTTCCTGTTCCAGAAACATAAATTGATGATTTATCATCATTTTCCTTATCGTCTGCACCTTCTCCATTGATTAGCTGTGCTATTTCCAAAAGCTCATCTTCGAGGGATCGCTTATTCTTACCTATATGTACGATTTTATCGTCCTTCATAACATGTCCTCAATATTAAGCCACAAGATCAACTGTTTCTTTGATTAACTTTATGTCTATGAAATTACTAGATTTAAAGGCTCTATAAAGTATTGCTACAACTTTAGCTTTCGTCGCAGGTGAAATCTTTTTTGCCCGACTAGCTAATAAGAGCTCAACAGATTCAATAATCTTTGATAGCGCTTCGATATCGATATCCCCCTCATCAGAGACTACGGACTCTAATCCTAGAGCCTCCTGCGTCTCCGTTGGCAGCGAGGATATATGGAACTCGAACGCGACTCCTTTAACCCCTTTCTTCTGACGTTTCTTCCATTCCTCCTTATTAGCTTTTCTGTTAACGCTGCTTTTATCCCCTGGTAGTCCAGGTAGTCCCGCGAGTTCACTAGCAGAAAACCATTCATTTAATGCCATCACAAAGCACTCCGTTTGATTGCGACTTACGTTGCATTAATGGTTGCGCAACGAAAAAATAAGTTTATAAAAATCAGCAACATAATAAAAACAGTGAAATCACAAGGATTTTATTTCGTTGCAATCATTGCAATGACAACGCAATGAAAGTATTGTTTACAGTAACTAGATGGCTACTTGCGGCGCTAGCTAGTCGGTTAACTTTTAAGGATGGCATGAAATGAGTGGTGAAAAAAGAGTAAACATGCATAGGGCGGACATAGTAGCCGCACTCCGTAAAAAGAACTTATCCCTTTCAGGTTTGGGGCGTGAGCACAATCTGTCTCCTTACACATTGAAAAACGCATTAGATAAGCCTTACCCCAAGGCTGAAAAAATTATCGCTGATGCTATTGGAATGACTCCTCAGGAAATTTGGCCAGGGAGATACTGAAATGATGTCGATTGGTAATTGGGTAACCGCAAAGGATATAGCAGGACTTCCAGGGCTCCCATCAGCTATCAGTTCTGTACTTAGAAAAGCCAAAAAGGAAAATTGGGTCTTTAGGCAAAAAAGTGGAGTTAAAGGCGTTGCCTATGAATTCCAGTTTGATTGTCTGCCATCTGGTGTGCAAAACGCTATCCGGCAGCGCTACTACGAGCAGTTGCTACAGCAGCAACCAACCAAATCCCCGGCTAAGGCAAAGACCACCGCATCCTCCAGCCAGTTATTGGAGATCGTGCGCCAATGCCCTGCCGTACTGGAGCAAAAAACGGCCGAACTGACGCAGAAACAGCGCGATATCGCCGATGCCCGGATGGTGCTGGTCGTCGAAGTCCTGCGCCTGGAAGATACCGGCCTGTCACGCATTAAGGCGATTAACTTTATCTGTGACCGGTCACGCTCCGGAGATCTTCCCGAACACCTGCAAAAGTATGTTTCCCTTGCTAATGCGCGCAAAGGGCAACGCGTCGGGGTCAGCGTTCGCTCTCTTAATCAGTGGGTTGTTGATTACCTGCGGGCAAAAGACAGCGCGGAGCGCCTGGCGCTGCTATCGCCGGGGCATAAGAAGGTTAAAAAGCCGGAGCAAATCGCATGGGTGCCAATGTTTATGTCGCACTATCGCAATCCGAACGGCCCTTCCGTTGCCGAAGCCTACAAGGATTTTTACGGCGACTGGCAGCATCGCTATGCCGATCAGCCCGCAATGCGCGATGCGGTGCCGTCTATTTATGCGGTTTATCGCGCCCTGGACAAAATGCCGAAGATTGTCCGCCAGCGCGGACGCGTTACCGGTTCGGCCATGACGGCGTTGCAAACTTACGTTAAGCGTGACTGGTCACAGATGCCGGTTAACGGCGTGTGGATCGGCGATGGTCACAGCATGAAAATGAAGGTTCAGCATCCCGATCATGGGCGCCCATTTACGCCGGAAATTACCCTGGTTATCGATGGCCGTACCCGTTATGTGGTGGGCTGGAGCCTGGGACTGGCGGAGAACGTGATCGCCGTCGCCGATGCGATTCGCCACGGCATCGAACGCCACGGCGTGCCGCTGCTGTACTACTCCGATAACGGGGCTGGTGAAACGGCCAAGCTGTTGGACGCCGACCTGACCGGTATTCTGCCGCGTCTTGGCATTGAACACCCGACCGGTATTCCCGGCAACCCGCAGGCGCGCGGCATTATCGAACGTTTAAACCGTGAGATACCGGCCCGCATCGCGCGTAAGTTTGCCACTTATAACGGTAAATCAGCGGATAAAGAGACGGTGCGTATTACCAGCCGTGCCATTGATTCCGCCGCCAACGCGATTAACCAGAATAAAGACCTGAATCCGGTTCAGAAAGCCGCTATCGCTAAGTTGCCAACCTGGAATCAGTTGATAGACGCCATCGAAGACGAGATCAACGCCTATAACACCCAACATCGGCATAGCGAACTGCCGCGCCGGGATGATGGCAAGCACTATACCGCCGCCGAGTATCGCTCTGAATTGCTGGCGGATGCGGATATTGACCGCTTATCCGAGGCTGAATTGCGCGAAATGTTCCGGCCGCAGGTTAAGCGCGTCGCCCAGCGCGGCTGGTTGTCCGTCTTTAATAATCAGTATTTTGCCGAGGACTTAATTCAGGTAGATGGCGAAGAGGTACTGGTGGCGTTTGATATTCACGATGCCGGTAGCGTTACCGTTCGTCGCCTCGACGGCTCCTTTGTTTGTACTGCGATAGTGAACGGTAACACTCGCGCCGCCTTCCCCGTTGACTATATCGAGAAGGTCAAGAAAGACCGTCACGCCCGCCGTATGTCGCTTGTTAATAAAAAGGCAGAGGAAATCGACGCCGAGCTTAATCCGGTACGCACCATCGAGCATACGCCAGATTTCGGGGCATTGCTGGGGGATGAAATTAACCAGATTAATGATGACCGGGAACCGATGTTTTTATTTGAATCCGAGCGTGAAGAGTATTTACGCCGGAAAAATAAAGCAGTCTGACTGCAATCAGACTGCCTTTAGAGACTGGAGAATATAAATGACGATTAAAGAGCAATTAATAGAAGTTATGGAGCGCAAGGGATTAACACAATCTCAGGTTTCCCGCGCCATCGGTAAAAGTACCGCTGTCGTTAACCAATACCTGCAAGGTAAGTATGCCGGTGATGTTGACGGCGTCAACCAAATTGTTGCCGATTTTATTGAGCGTATTCGTGAGAAAGACAAATTAAAACGCATTGAGGCGCGTTTTGTTTCAACTTCTACCTCACGCAAGGCGCTGGAAATCATCCGTCTGGCCCACGTAGATGCTGAAATCAATGTGATTTACGGCGAGGCCGGGCTGGGTAAAACAATGGCGCTGAAAGCCTATGCGGCGGCGAATTCGACGGCGATCCTTATCGAAGCCGACCCCAGCTACACCGCCCGCGTATTGCTGGAGGAAATTTGTTCCCGGCTCAACCTGTCCACTCGCGGCAATATGCATGAACTGTTTGAGCTTTGCGTCAATAAGCTGCGCGACTCCGGTTATCTGCTGATGATTGACGAGGGCGAACTATTGCCGCACCGGGCGTTGGAAGTGCTGCGCCGCATCCACGACAAAAGCGGGATCGGCATTGTTCTGGCGGGTATGCCTCGCTTGATTCTGAATCTAAAAGGTAAGCGCGGGGAATTCGTACAGCTATATAGCCGCGTCGGTTTTGCGCTAAATATTGGTAATGCATTGCCACAGGATGATACCGACACTATTGCGGAAAGCCTTATTCCCGATGCCTTTACACCGGATATGGGCGCAGTGCTTTACAAAGAGAGTAAAGGTAATGCCCGCCGTTTATTTAAATTGCTGCGCGGTGTGGTTCGCACCAGCCACATTAATGACAGACCGGTCAATATTGCTACCGTCCGTCAATTCGCTGAAATGCTGATTAATTAACGAGGTATTTATTATGTGCCAATTACCCATTAATAACCCCGTATTAATGAAGCCCATTAATCGTTTATTGCAGGCCGGTATTAAAGTCGTGGAATTACATGTTAATTTCCGCCGCCCGGTCATTGAAGTCGATCGCCCTTTTAAAGCCTGGGAACAGGGGGCGGTTGAAATAACGGAAACCCGTAACGGCGTGCAGCGTATCGTCAAAATGACGATATGGCGTGGCGCTCACATTATCTGGAGGTAGAACGGATGGCGAAAATCGTTATCTATGTGCGCGATCATTCTCGCGGTCTGAGTGTTGATTGCCGTTTTGAAGGGGAAAACGGCGACAGCGAGTTAGCGCAGCGCGTCGCAATAAAAACGGCAGCAGGTCTGGCCGGTCATGTATCGGTGAAAGTGAATGATGCAGTCAAAAAATCACGTAAGGGGAAAGTGAATGTCCACTAAAAACAAACAGTTTACCGAAGCAAAAGCCCCTGAGGGGTATTGGGTTGACGCGAAAGGCGTATTAACGCCGGAACATCTGATTAAGCCGATTGATATTGCGCGTGATGAGCTGGTCGCGGATTTAATTGGTCGTGCGCTGGCCGTTAATAAGGCGCTGGCCGAGTTTAAGTTGTCTGGCTTTGCCGATATCGCGGCGTTCGTGGCCCTGTCCGGGGATGAATACGGCGTTAATCTCGGCGGTAAAAAAGGCAACGTCACGCTGTATAGCTACGATGGCCGTTACAAGATCCAGCGTGCCATGCAAGACCGCATTGATTTTGATGAGCGCTTGCAAGCGGCTAAGGCATTGATTGATGAGTGCCTGGCGGACTGGGTTGAAGGTGCGCGGCCAGAGGTTCACGCCATTATCAATCGCGCGTTTCAGTCTGAAAAGTCGGGCGAAGTCAACACGGGCGCGGTGCTGGCGTTGCGTCGCCTGGAAATTGCCGACGAACGGTGGCGGCGAGCGATGGATGCGATTGGCGAGGCGGTGCAGGTTGTCGGCAGTCGTTCGTATATTCGCGTCTATGAACGTATCGGTGATTCTGACCAGTATCGTGCTATTTCTCTTGATATTGCGGGGGTGTGATGTGAACGCAGTCGAGTTTAATAAAAAGCATAAAGTTGGGAATGCGTTTTTTCATCGCGCCCCTCCCATACGCGGCAGTCGCATGGTTAAAACTGTCGATGTCGCCCGCGATTTTAATTGCGGCGCTATCGTGGAAATTAATCTTGAGCCTTATTTCGTCAAGATTAATACGTTGAAACCAGTAAGCTGATTTAAACCGAATTTAAAACATCTTTAAAAATGGCGTAAACCCGCCAGGGGCGCGCTTACGCCTAAATTTGGAGAACTGAAAAATGTCGACCGTAATAAAAGAAGGTATTCAGGTTAAATGCACTCGTTGCCGTAATACGCATTTTGAGTCTGAGCGGATATCAAAACGCGATCCTGCATATAAGGGAATATCGGTATTCACTCAAGTTTGCCCCTGCTGTGGTTGTAAGAATTTTTATGACCTTACACCCCAGTTTGCCTGGTGCTGGGCCAGCGGTCTTATCGAAATTGGTGATTATCCGCCGTCGCCGGAGCAGGACGGTTCAGGCGCGATCATGATCGCAACCGGCCCTAAGTATGCACTGAAAGGTTTTCTTGATGTGGTCGCCAGGCATGGAAAAGGCGAAAGCGCCGGGAAATTGCTGGTGCCTGGAGTGCCGGAAGCGCCGGACGGCGACGCGGCGATAGATGCCCTAACGGCATGGCTGGCATGGTGCGAACCTCGGAAAGCCGCGAAACGTGACGGTATTAAAATCTGCTTTGGGGAGGCTAACTAATGGCTATGCAAAACATCGCTAAAGTCGCCTTGCTGCGCGAAGCGTTACGGAACGGGCCGTGTACCTCTGCGGAGCTTAACGCTTTGACCGGCGTCCGTATCGCGCTGATTGGCGCATTGCTGGGGCGGGATATTCGGCGCGGTACTGTTGTTCGCGGCACGATGAATAAACACCGTGTCTATGGGCTTGCCGGTTCTATTGAACCTCAGTTCCTTAAAAAGGAAAAACTCTGTCAGCACGCCATTACCCCCGCCCCGTCCAGGGCGGACTTTCCCAGCATCACCCGTTACGCCGCCGAGCTTGAGCGCCGGAAACAGTTTATCCAGGCGCATCGCGTCTGGCTGTCTGCCTCATCAATGGCCCGGACTCATGAAAACCGGAACTGGTGCGAAGTTCGCGCCCAGGTCTGTTCCAACTCAATGCGCGGGGTGTGATATGGCGATGGTAAGCAGTTGTGAATACCTGGAAAACGGCGCGAAACGCATCTACCGACTGAACGATGGTTCGCAGGTAAAAGAACGCCCGGCCCTGCCGGGTAAATCCCGATTTGAGTTCTACGATGCGCGCGGCAATCGCATCTATAAAGCGTCTGCCCAGCAGGCAATGAAACAGGCCGTTGAGCGCCATAAGAAACTGTGGAGAGTGTCATGAGCAGAAAACCAACCGTATTTATCTCCGGCCCGATGACCGGGCGCGAAGACTACAACCGCGACGAGTTCAATTTCGAAGCGAAGGAGCTGGAGAAACAAGGCTTTATCGTTCTTAACCCCGCGATTCTGCCGGATGGTCTGGAGCATAAGCATTATATGGCGATGTCGTTAGCGATGCTGGAACAGGCCGACGCGATTTATCTGCTGGAAGGATGGGAAAAAAGTACCGGCGCAACGCTGGAGTTTGATCGCGCCAAACAGCGCGGGCTGCTGTTTATGTACCAGAGTACCGAGGTGTTTACGGCGGCTGTCGCACGCTTTCGGCAGCAGAAAGGTGAATTGCGTGAAGAGGTTGAATACTAATGGAAAATATCAATTTAGCTACTGACAACACATTACTGGTACGCCTTTTGGAGTTGCGAATCGCATATATCAACGGTAGCACTGACGTAGCGCCGTGGGACGATCTGGCTTGTGACTTGTTTAGACAACTGAGTAATCAGTGCATCAAGGTTGCAGACCTTGAGAAGACGTTAGCGGCATATCGGTCGCGGGCTGTGAAGTTGCCATCTTGTCTTGATGATAAGTTCAGGTTCGGTTGTGACTTCATGGAGGTTACGTATCAGAACGCCGTTATTGCTGCAATTCGCGATGCCGGCATCCCTGTTGAGGTGGAAGACAATGCGAATTAGTAAACGAGAGGCCAAGTTTATTCATCCCGCCGTTGTCTATCGCTGGGAAATTAACATTCAACATTGGCGTAAATCGGCGATGTGGGATGATGATCCGTTAATGCCAGTAAAAATAGGGGCGCTAGCTGAAGGACTCATCGAAAAAGGGATATTGGAACGCGTGGATATCGGTATGAATTGTGCTCGTATACGTCTTACTAGGCTCGGAGCGTCGTTCAGTTGCTTAAAATGCTATCGCGGAACTGTTTTTATCGATGCTGAAAATTCAGATGAAACCAAACCATGTCCATATTGCGTGAATGGTGTGCGCTTGGATAACGGTATCCGGGGTGAGGGAGAATGACGCATGACCGACATAACCCAACAGACAGCGGCGCGTACGCGCCGCCAGTTAACGGCAGGCAATAGCGGGAGCGCCATCACCAAAGAACAATGGGCGAAGATTGCCGAAGAATTGCAAAGCTACTTCCCTCGCGTTCAGTTCAAATACCAGGATACGGTAATTACTGTCACGCGTGAGCGAGACGGCGAGAGCCGCACCGTTTTAGTTGTCTATTTTGATGGGAAATGGCGCGGTGCATGGGGGGATGAAAAGCACAAGGATTACAACCCTGCCACCCGCTTGTTCTGGTTCGAAAAGAAGAAGCGACTTTATCCCGCGAAACGAGCGGCAAAAATTGAAAAGGAATTGGGAAAGCGCAGAGCCAGAGAATATTTCCCCAGGCTATATGATTCAATTAGCGCTTGGCTACCATTCTTTTCCTCATCCACAAGTCTTATTCGGCAGTTCAAGAAGGCTGAGGGGCTGGTCTGGCTGCGTGAACAGGAGGAAGAACAGTGACCAATCTTAACCAGAAACAGCAGGCAGCGGCGCGTAAGCGCCGCCAACGCGCCCGCCAGTCTTCACAGTTTGGGCAGCATCGGTTAGAGCTTCAATTGTCAGATTTTGAGTGGCAGAAGCTCGACGAGAACTGCAAGCGCCGCAATCCTGGCCGTGAACCGTATAGCAAAGCGGATTATGTTTCCCTCCTGATACTTTGCGATAGCGAACGGCTGGCCCGCCAGGAGGCTACGCTGGGAACCTGCCAGCGCTGCGGAACGGCGTTACCGAAGGGATGCGATGGCGTGTTTAATGGCGAGGCTGCATGTTGGTTTACGCGTGATGCCCGGTCGTTGAACTTAACAGGCGTGACCGGTCACGCGCAGATAGATGATGAAATTCAGGAGCCGCAGCCATGAATATTCAGCAACGCCGTATGATTGGCGCGATAAAAGCGGGCCAGGCGCATTTAGGCTGGGACGATGAGACTTATCGCAGCGTTCTGGCCCGGTTGACGGGTAAAGCCTCATCGACCCTTTGCACCATCACCGAACTGGAGCAAGTGAAGGAGTATATGCACCAGCAGGGTTATCCACGGAAGGCTAAAAAGTATGGCCGTAAACCCAGCGTTCCCGCCAGTAAGAAATCGGTACTCGGCAAAATAGAGGCGTTGCTTGCCTCTGCGGGGCGTCCGTGGTCGTATGCGGAGACTATGGCACAGCACATGTTTGGTGTACGATACGTTGACTGGCTGGATATACAGCAGTTAACTAAATTAATGCAGGCGTTAATTATCGACGCCAAACGTCGCAAAAAAGCCGAGGAATAATTATGGAACTGGAGCGCGTTGCCGGGCTGCTGCCCGATGTGGTACTACAGATTGCCGACTTGATCGGCTTTCCGGCAACCGCTCGGTTACTGGAGAAATTCGGCGGCACAACCTTCCCTATCGGGAAAGGGCTACGGGCGCTGGGCGCTCATCGCGCAGAACTGCTGCGTGAGACGGTCGGTGATGATAATGCGGCTCTGCTTGTTAAGGATTTCGGCGGCGAAGTGCTTTATCTTCCACGCTGTGATCGCGCTTTGCGTGAACTGCGTAACCAGCGCTTTCTTACTGAGTTTGCCGAACTGCGGGACGGTGGTACATCATCACTGATGGTTATGACGCAGCTCTGCCCTAAATACGGCTTTTCCGACCGTTTCGCCTGGGAGTTGGTGCGGGAGAGCAAAAGTTCAGTTACACATACACAGCAATCACTTTTTTAAAGGAATTGTAATGAGATATGCTGCTTTGATTTTTCTGGTCATGAGTTCCTATGCTGGGGCTGGTATGGTTGAGAATACAGATATGATTAATCTTTATTCAGAGCAAAGGCCTCAAACTCGTGTGCTAATGTCCGAATTGAACGAGGTGATGAAAATTACTGATCCTGTGCTGGGATTGTATAAGCATATGAATGGCCTAACTCCTGAAGTTGTTGCTGTAAGCCAGCATCTGCTACAAATAAAGGATCGAGCAGATGAGCTTTATGGGAAGAGTCCTACAATCACCCCCTTTTCATCATGTAGAACTGTAACTGGGATGGCTTATAGCTACTGGCTTGCAAAGCTTCACGCTATAACATCGAAAAATGATAAACATTTAGATGAGGCGTTAAGACAATACAATAAATCGGCTAACGAATGCTCAAAGCAGATAAAAACACCGCCACCCAAAATGGTAGAAGAACTGCAAATCATTGATGTTCCATAACCCACTGAGCCCCTTCCACTGACTCAAAATCCCTCATAATCGAATACTGGCACCATCTTTTACTTTGAGATGGTGTCATGTCACTGATAACCCCTGTTCAATTACAATTTGCGGCCCGCATTCGGCCTGATCTGGCTGAGCGTTGGCATCCCCACATTGATGCGGCGTTGCAGATGTTCGCCATCAACACGCCGAAACGGATTGCCGCATTTATTGCCCAGACCGCCCATGAGTCCGTTGGCTTTACCCGCGTCATTGAGTCGTTCAACTACTCAGTCGGCGGTCTGTCGGTGTTTGGCAAGAGACTCAGCGCTGCCCAACGTGAAGCTCTGGGGCGGCATTCGGGTGAAAAGTATCTACCGCTGGAGCGCCAGCGGGCAATCGCCAATCTGGTTTATGGCTCACGCATGGGCAATAAGGCATCCAGCGACGGCTGGACATTTCGTGGCCGTGGACTGATACAGATCACCGGCCTTGAAAACTACGTGAACTGTAGTCGGGCGCTGGGTATCGATTTTGTTCTCAAGCCGGAATTACTGGAGACAGAGCAGTATGCCGCGCTCTCTGCCGGTTGGTTCTGGGCCAGAAATTGTTGCAACGAATTTGCTGATATCGGCGATATCGTGGGCATGACGCGGCGAATCAATGGCGGTACGAACGGGCTGGATGAGCGCCTGGCAATCTACAAAATCGCCTGTTCTGCGCTGGGGGTGTCGGCATGAGCCTGCGCGATCTGATTACCAACCCCGCATCTGGCCGTCTGTCCACGTCCGATACGCTGGTCGTCGCCGCGTTCGTCGCGACTACGGTTGTTCTTCTTTGGTATGCCTGGACGGGGCAACTGACCGAATGGCTATTCGTCGGTTATATCGCCGCCTGGGTTACCCAGTCCCAGGCATCAAAATATAACTCAATCAAGCGTGATTCGCTGACGCAGCAGCAAAAGGAGCAGACCGATGATAGCGCTCCTTAAATCTCTGTTCTCCCTGCTGCGGGCCTATTGGCCGCAGATTGTGATGCTTCTGGCCGTCGCCTTAATTGGCTATAAATTCGGCCATAGCGCGGGCCAGCAGGCCCATCAATCCGAGTTGCAAAAAACCATCACCACCCTGCAAACGGATAACAAACGGCAGGCCGCGCAGCTCTTTGACTATGAGCAGGAAAAGCGCATCGCAGCCGAGCAGCAAGTCGCGGCTCTGAAAAAGGCGCGGGAACAAGAAGCCGCACAACGCGCCCGCGCCGACAAGTTGGCCGCCGATTTGCTGGATGCTCAAACCGAGCTGGAACAAACCAAGAAAGAACTAAAAAGGATGATTCCTTATGCTGTTACGAACGATGGTACTGCTTTTACCGGCATTGGCCCTGACAGCCTGCGGCTCTACAAAATCAGTCTCGGTTATCCCGCCGACAGCTTGCCCGGCACCGGAGAAGCCCCCCGCAGAGCTGCTGTATATCCCGCCGATGCCATCCGCGCCAGCGGCGGACTTTCTCCTGCCGGGATCATCACCCACGCTGCCGACTACGGCGAATGGTGTCTCACCCTAAAAGGGAAGCTGGAAAAGCTGAATCAGTTCTATGACAAGGAGGCCGTTGAATGAGCATGGAATGGGTGCTGGGTGTAGCGCTGACGTTGATCTCCACACTCGGCAGTCTGTTTATTCGTTCGATGCAAAAGGACATCACTGATTTGGAAAACGCAGTGGAACGCATCAAAAACGATTATCAACGCCGCGAAGATGCCCGGCGCGATCAGGATTCATTAATGGACGCCTTGCGCGACCTGAAAAAAACCATTGAGCGTATCGATACCAAACTCGACAGGAAGGTAGATAAATAATGAAGGCAAGGCAGAAACGACGCGATCGTCGCGTTAACCATGTTGTTTCCGGGATTGATAACGCCGCGCTGAATGGCATCAAGAAGCGTCTGGATGAATTGCAAGTTCCTATCGCCCCCGCTGATGGATTAACGGAAATATCCGGTCAGTTAGACCGTATCGAGCGCCGCATGGACAGCATCGAAGCCGCCGCCGTGCGCCAGGGAGCGATAGCAGGCAGCGTGGCGGGCGGCATTACCGGTGGTCTTGTCACCACCACCATTTTGTTAATCAAAGCACGTTTGGGGCTGTAATGGCGCATCCGCAGGAAACCCGCGACAAGCTGCGCCGCTCTTACATATTCGGTCAGATGTCGCTTGAAATTGCCTCCGCGCAGTCTGGCGTGGCATTCGCCACTGCCCGGCGATGGAAGAAAGACGCGCAGGACGCAGGCGATGACTGGGACAAACTGCGTGCCGCCCACGTTATCGCAGGCGGCGGTCTGGAAGATATCGGCCGCGCTGTGCTTACAGGGCTGGTAACGCAATATCAGACCACGCTGGAAATGCTTAACGGGGCGGCGGATATCCCGGCAAGGGAGCGTGTCGAACTGTTGGCAAGCCTGGCGGATGCATTTAACAAAGCGACGTCGGCCAGTAAGAAGATCCTGCCGGAAACCAGCGAGCTATCCGTTGCGTTGGACGTCCTCCAGTTGTTTTCAACCTTCATTAGCGAGCATCACCCGAAGCAACTGGCAGCGTTCGTGAACATCCTGGAATCATTTGGCGAGGTGATAGAGAAACGTTATGGCTGACAAATTAATTCGCATTAACAATGAAAACGCCGTAATGGCAAGTCAGATTACCCGTATAGAACGGGGATGCTACGGCGATGTTTTCGTCTGGGCCGATGGCGTAAAACACCATCTGTTACCGGGCTACGGCGAAGCCTGCTATCAAGCCGAGACGCGCATTATCAATGAGATTAACGCGGCGTTAAGCGGGGATTAAATGGCGCGTAAATCGAACAAACTCACTGCTAAAGACTTTGCCAAAGAGCTGGAAGAGCTGGCGGCAACGCTACGCCGCACCATTGAGGCGGAATGCGTTGGCTTTGACCCGTCCCCGGCTGCTGTTGCTGAGCGCCGCGCCCAGGTGAATAACCCGGTGACGGGCTATGAGTATTTTGTCGGGCAATATTTTCCACATTACGTGCGCCATGCCGACAAAAGCGAACTGCATAAGCATCTTTTCGTCCGCTTGCCTGAAATTGTCGCCAGTCCTAAAAGTGAGAATGACGCGATAGCCGCGCCGCGTGGTGAGGCCAAGTCAACGCTGGTCAGTCAGTTGTTTGTGTTGTGGTGCATTATCCGGGGTATTAAACATTACCCGGTCATCGTAATGGACTCCATTGATCAGGCTTACCCGATGCTGGAAGCCATTAAAGCGGAACTGGCGTTTAATCCCCGGATTGAAATGGATTTTCCCGAAGTAGCGGGCGGTGGCCGCGTCTGGCAAGCCGGGACTATCGTCACTAAGAACGATATCAAGGTGCAGGTTGCCGGTAGCGGTAAAAAACTGCGTGGCTTGCGTCATGGCCCGTACCGCCCTGATTTAGTGGTGCTGGATGATATTGAGAATGACGAGCAAGTACGCAGCCCGGAGCAGCGCGACAAAGTCGATAACTGGCTGAAAAAAACGGTGCTACCGCTGGGCGGTGCCGGGGCAAAGTTCGATGTCGTCTATATCGGGACTATCCTGCATTACGATTCCGTTCTGTCCCGCACGCTGAAAAATCCCCTGTGGAAAGCCGCCCGCTTTAAAGCCGTGATCCAGTGGCCGGTCAATATGTCGCTGTGGGACGAGTGGGAAGAAATTCTCCGCAACAACGGCAGCGATGGCGAATGGATGGCGACCGGGTTCTACCAGAATCATAAAGCCGAAATGGACGAGGGCGCGGCGGTGTCCTGGTCTGCGCGCCCGATATTGACGCTGATGTTGATCCGGGCGCGTGACGGTCACAGTACCTTTGATTCCGAATACCAGAATGACCCGGTAAGCGGCGAAGATGCGCCCTTTGCCAATTGCATCCAGTTTTGGGTGAACCGACTCAACGAGTGGATCTTCTTTGGCGCATGCGACCCCAGCCTGGGCAAGGCCGGTTCCAGCCGCGACCCCTCGGCGTTACTCGTCGGCGGCTTTAACCGTCATACCGGTATTTTGGATGTAGTCGAAGCGGCTATCCGTAAGCGTCTACCGGACAAAATCATTTCTGATGTGATTGAGTTACAGCGCATTTATCGCTGTCTTGTCTGGTCAATTGAAACCATCCAGTTTCAGGAGTTCCTGCGCACCGAACTGGTGAAGCGCAGCGCCCAGGCGGGTGTCCCGGTTCCGGCGCGAGCGGTGCAGCCGCATAGCGATAAATTACTGCGTATCGAGTCGCTACAGCCGCATATGGCAAACGGCCTGATACGGCTGCATCCTAGCCAGACGACACTGATTGATCAGTTACGTCATTTCCCGATGGCCGATCATGACGACGGCCCGGATGCGCTGCATATGTTATGGGCGCTGGCCGTGTCCGGCGTTGCTTCTTTTTCTTTTACTCCCGTTCCCCGCCGTAGTTCTGATGACCGGGGCAGTCGTTTTAGCTCTGGAGGCTGGTAATATGGCTCAGATTGTTGATCAGTATGGTCGCCCGCTTAACCGCGAGGTGTTGAAGTCCCCGCAGACGGCGCGAGTCGCGCAAATTGTCCGTAACTATCCTGAACATCCCTCGCTCGGCCTGACTATCCGTCAGTTGCCGCGTATCCTCGAAGCGGCCGAGCGCGGCGACTTTTCCGCGCAGGCGGATTTATTCGAAGATATGGCGGAGAAAGACGGCCATATCTTTTCCGAAATGGCAAAGCGTAAAAACGCGCTGTTGGGGCTGGACTGGAGTATCGAACCGCCGCGCAATGCGACGGCAGCGGAGAAGAACATCGCGGCGATGGTGGCCGAATGGATGGACGATATTCCCAATTTTGAAGATATTATTCTCAACGCCGCCGAGGCTATCGGCCACGGTTTTGCCGCGCAGGAGATTGAAGGTTGGGAACTGGAAGAAAATGTCTGGCTGCCGACAAAAATAACGTTGCGCCCGCATCGCTGGTTTTGCACTAACCCGGACATTGACGATACGGTGCGGCTGTCAGATGGCACGATGAACGGCGCCGAGTTATGGCCGTTCGGCTGGATGGTGCATGCGCATAACGCAAAATCGGGCTATATCGCCCAGTCGGGTTTATATCGCGTGCTGGTCTGGCCGTATCTATTCAAAAACTACGGCGTGCGAGATTTTGCCGAATTCCTGGAAATCTACGGCCTGCCGGCGCGTATCGGTAAATATCTGGAAGGCTCGTCGGATGAACAGAAAGACGCGCTGCTGCATGCGCTGGTAGCACTCGGCCATAATGCGGCGGGCATTATCCCGCAAGGTAGCGATATCACCTTTGAAGCAGCGGCGGATGGTCAATCAGACCCATTTATGGCAATGATTGAATGGTGTGAGCGAACCGAGTCTAAAGTAATCCTCGGCGGTACGTTAACCAGCCAGGCGGACGGTAAAACGTCAACCAATGCGCTGGGTAACGTTCATAATGAAGTGCGGCATGACATTCTGGTCGCGGACGCCCGGCAAATCGAGGGGTTCTTTCGTAATCAGATCCACATGTTGTTGTCGATTAACGGTTACAGCGTCAGCCGCCGCCGTCTTCCGCGTTTTTCGTTTGATACGCGCGAAATTGAAGATATCGGCACGTTCTCGACGGGCGTGTCGACTCTAGTTCAGGCTGGGATGAAGACTATCCCGGTATCCTGGATACACAAGAAAGTCGGTATCCCGGTTCCCCAGAACGATGAGCCTGTGCTGGAAGGTGCGGCAAAAACGCCGATCGCCGGTCTGTCGCTTTCTCCCTACCGTTCTTTTGCCGCCCTGAGCACTAACGCCCAGGACGAAATCAGCGATCCAGCCCAGGTGGCGCTGGATAACGCCCGCTCAACGCCGGAGGCCATCAACGATGCGATGCAGGCATTGGTCGCGCCCCTGGTAACGGCATTACAACAGGGCCAGACGCCGGACGATGCGCTGGACATTATCGCCGCAAGTTATCCGGCGCTGGATGATTCACAGCTCCAGCAGCTATTAAGCCAGTCTCTATTCGTCGCTGATGTCTGGGGGCGATTGAATGCCGACGCCTAACGATGTCAACCTCGGCTATGCCATCGGTCTGAAACCCGAAGAAGCGATCAAGTATTTTGAGTCGAAGGGCTACACCATCGGTTTCAACTGGCATGATGTCGAGGCACGCGCTCACTCTACTGCGTTTACCGTCGCCGGTATTCTCAAGCAAGACGTGTTAGAGGATATCCGGGGTGGATTGGATGCGGCGCTGAAGAACGGCGAAACGCTGGAACAGTTCCGGCGTCGGTTAACCCCCGTTATGGTGCAAAAAGGCTGGTTCGGCAAGGGGCTGAAAGCGGATGAGGATGGCGTGCTGGAGGGGAAAAAACTAACCCCACGCCGTCTGAAAACCATTTTTGAGACCAATATGCAGGCGGCATACAGCGCCGGTCGTTACGAAGAGCAGCTCGCTAACGCGGAGTTCCGGCCATACTGGACGCGAATCGGCGTAATGGATATCCATATCCGCCCCAGTCATGCCGCATTGAATGGCTATACGGCCCGCTATGACGATCCCGTATGGCAATTTATGTATCCGCCCGATGGCTACGGTTGCCGCTGTCGTATCCGCGCCCGTACCCAGGCGGATGTTGACCGTCTGAAAATTACCGTACAGCACAGCGAGATTGTCGAGGTCGAACAGGCATGGGGGCCGAATGACTCCCGCATTGTGAAAGCGATCAAGTGGAACGGCGAACTGTATACCCCCGACGCTGGTTTCGGCCACAACCCCGGCCAGGGCTATTTATCGGCTCTCGGCCAGCGGCTACTTGACCGTTCTGCGGTGGCAGAGCCGAAACTCGCGTCGTTGGCCGTGCAGCAGACGATGAGCGATAAAACTCTGTTAAATGCGGTTTCAACGGACGTTAATGCATTCGTTAATAACACGCTGCTGAATAAGCAGGCGCGCGGTCAGTTGCGCCACGTCGGGGCATTGCCCCCGCAGGTTGTTGATCGTCTGGCAGAGAAAGGCGTCGCGGTGGAGTCATCCGTTATCACATTGACCGATGATAATTTGCTGCACGCCATTCGTGACAGCAAAGACGCACAGCTTCCTGAATCGCTGTGGCAACACCTGCCTGAGTTCATCCTCAACCCTAAAGCCATCCTCTACAACACACAGAAAGCCGATGCGGCGTTGACCTACGTTTTAGATTTACCGGATACATCCGGCAAGCTGGTCGTTTTTATTGATCGGGAGCTAAAAGCCCGACCGCCGGAAGGTGGGAAAAAAGAGAGAATAAAAACCAATCTGATAAGAACGGGGAAAATCCTGGCGAATGACGAGTCGCTGAGAAACAAGGGGATTAATGAAGTGCTGTGGGGCAGTCTTGATTAAGCGGCGGGATGAGAAGCGCCGGACTCGAACCGGATCATACTCAAACGCTCGTGGCGTAGTAGCAACCGTTACCTATTGGAAACAGCCCCCCATCCCTCACCGCCATTTAAGTATACACCGAGTGATTTATGAGCGATAGCTACGAAATAAAATATGACGTTACCGACTTTGAGCGCGGCCTGGGCGACTTGATCAAGAAGCTGGAAAACCGTCAGCCGTTAATGCGCGAAATGGCTGCGGCCATGCATGACGCCGTCGAGGAAAACTTTGCCCAACAGGGGCGGCCAGAGTGGGCCGGATGGAAAAGCAATGCGTATTGGGCGAAACGTCGGGGCGGGAAAATCCTGCAAAAGTCCGGGCGTCTGGCGAGTAGCATCAACGAATACAGCGATAACGACAGCGCAACTGTCGGGACGAATGTTGTCTACGCCCGAATTCACCAGGAAGGCGGCACCATCAATATCCCCGCCCGCAGCCAGCGGGCCTACTACAAACAGCACAAGGATGGCAGCGTCGGTAATCGGTTCGTGAAAAAATCGCAGTCGAATTTTGCACAGTGGAATACGATGGGCGAGTATAAAATCACTATTCCCGCCCGTCCGTTTCTGCATCTCACCGAGTCGGATGTGGATGGAATGGAAAACACGGTGCAGACCTATCTGCAACGCGTCATTGATGGTTAGTCCCCGTATTTGCTAAACGCGCCTGTACGCCGTCGTAATGTGTCAACCGGTGTCATTGCCGCATCGCATCCCCTTAAAACGCTTAAAATCGTTTTTAAACGGGTTTTAAAAATGGTTGTATGCGTTGCCAGTGACCCGATTAGGGTGGCAAGATAAGTAAACCGCCTTTTTCTTTCCCACTGAACCCCTTCCACTGATTACCTTTTGCCGCGCACCGTAATCTGGCGGCATGAAAAAGAAATTGCTTGTCGCCGCCCTGTCGGCAGAAATCAATAAAGCCTCCCTCGGCGTCATCCAGTTGTTTCCGGCTGGCGAGTTCCGGGCGCGTGATGGCCGTCCCGAGGAATGCGATGCCTGGATTATGACCGCCGAAGTGGCGCAGACATTGATCGCGGCGGCAAACGCGCAGCAAACCCCTTACGTCATCGACTATGAACACCAAACCTTGCGGGCGGCTAAAAACGGCCTGCCCGCGCCCGCAGCCGGATGGTTTAAAACGCTGGAGTGGCGTGAGGGTGAAGGTCTGTTCGCAACAGATGTCACCTGGACAGACAGCGCCGCGCAGATGATTGCCGATGGTTCTTATCGCTTTATTTCCCCGGTTTTTTCATACGACAAGTCGGGCCGTGTCGTGCAGCTCTTGCACGCCGCGCTGACGAATACCCCCGCCGTTGACGGTATGGACGAGGTCATGCTTGCCGCTGCCTCTCTGCTGGCCGTCGCATCATCACCCCAAGAGGACACTATGGACGAACTACTTGAACGTCTGCGTTGGATGCTGAATTTGCCGGTTACGGCAACAGCTGAAGACATTATCGCCGAGCTGAATAAGTTGATTGATCAACTGACTACCAGCGCGACAGGCACAGCGGCCGCGTCATTCCAGACGTTATCCGCCACGCCGTTTAATTTGATTGAAAAGTTGACCCAGGATGCCGCTAACGTCGCCGCTCTCACTGCGCAAGCCGCCAACCCCGACCCAGCCAAGTGGGTTTCTGTCGCGGTGATGCAGCAATCCGTTCAGGAAGCGCTGGCGACGGCCAACAACAATCTGGCGGCATTAGCTCAGCAGGAATGCACCGGGCTTATCACTGCCGCGTTGTCTGACGGCCGTTTACTTCCGGCGCAAAAAACGTGGGCGGAGCAGTTGGCAATATCGTCCCCGGACAGCCTGAAATCTTTCCTCAATTCTGCGCCGAAAATTGCCGCATTGACCACGACGCAGACCGGGGGCCAGCCGCCCGCTGGTACTAAACCCAAACCGACCACCGAAACCGACGACGATGCTGTGGTTGATGTCGCCATCTGTAATCTGATGGGCGTCGATCCCGCCGAAGTCACCAAGTTTGTAACAGGAGAAGGCAATGAGTGATCGCAATACGCCCCACCGCGCCGGGCAACTGTTTGCCGTGCCGATTGCGCAGGCAACGGAAATTTTCGGCGGGCATCTGATTGCCGCCAACGCGGGCGGTTTCGCCGTTCCTGCCACCGCCACCGCCGCCCAGGTCACGCTCGGCGTCAGCGATGGCTGGGTGGACAACAGTACCGGCGAAAATGGCGATGCCGATGCCATCGTTCGCCGTGGCCGAGCCTGGCTGTTCGCTAACTACGGCGGGGATGCGGTGACGCAAGCCCAGGTCGGCCAGGACTGTTTTGTCGTGGACAGCCAGACCGTGGCGAAAACCAGTAATGAAAATGCGCGCCCGATTGCCGGGAAAGTCCAGGCTATCAGCGCCGATGGCGTCTGGGTTCTGATTTAAGGAGAAATACCGTGTTAGTGAATGTAAAAAACGTCAAGGCTGTTTTCGTTAATCTGAAAACAACCTTTCAAAAAGCGTTTACGCAAACGCCGTCAGACTGGAAAAAGGTAGCGATGGTCGTGCCGTCGACCGGCAAAGAAAACGATTATTCCTGGCTGTCGCGCTTTCCGAAGATGCGCGAATGGGTGGGCGATAAAGTCGTAAAAGCGCTGGCCGCGTTTAACTACACCATCCGTAATAAGGACTGGGAAGCCACAATCGAAGTCGACCGTAATGATATGGAAGACGATCAGATTATGGGGCTTGCCATTCAGGCGCAGGCGGCGGGCCAGTCTGCGGCGGAGCTGCCCGCTGATATTGTCTTTGCCCTGGTCAGCGATGGTTTTAAAAACCTGTGTTATGACGGCCAGCCGTTCTTTGATACCGATCACCCCGTTCGGGGCCAGTCTGTATCGAATAAAGGCACGAAAAAGCTCTCTGTCGCCAGCCTGGCAGCCGCGAAAGCCAGCTATGGCGAAGCGCGTAAGACCTTGCGCAGCCTGAAAGACGAGGAAGGCGCATCCCTCAAGATTATGCCTAATCTGCTGGTTGTGCCGCCTGCGCTGGAAGATGACGCCAACTATCTGATGACCGCCGACCGCTTCCCGGATAACACGCCGAACCCGTACAAAGGTACGGCGGAGGTACTGGTCGCGCCGGAGCTGAAAACGGATACCGAATGGTTCCTGTTTGATACATCCAAACCGGTTAAGCCGCTGATTTACCAGGAGCGTAAAAAACCGGAGTTTGTCGAACAGACGGACTACAACAACGATAACGTCTTTATGCGTAAGAAATTCCACTTTGGCGCAGAAGCCCGCGCCAACGGCGGCTACGCGTTCTGGCAGATGGCGTATGGCTCTACCGGGGAGGACGCATAATGCCGGTGCAAATTACTGCGAAGCGTGACGGTTTCCGCCGCTGTGGCATCGCCCATAGCGAGAAAACCCAAACTTACCCTGATGACCATTTCACCGCTGAGCAACTGGCGACGCTGGAATCTGAACCGATGCTGGTCGTGGTTCGCGTCAGCGATAAGCAAGCCTCCGGCAAAGATGCGGTACAGGATTTAGCCGCCGCTCAGGCTCGCATTGTTGAACTGGAAACCGCGTCGAAACAGGCCGTAGCGGATAACGATGAGCTTAAAGCTGAATTGGCTACCGTGCAGGAAAACCTTACTGCCGTGACGGCCGAACGCGATGCTTTATCCGCGCAGTTAGCGGCGACCGATACCGATAAGGCGAAAAAATAATGTACGCGGCCCGTGACGATATGGTGCTGGCATTCGGTGAGCGCGAGTGTGTTTCACTCACCGACCGTGACTTTACCGGCGATATTGACGACGCGGTGCTGAATGGCGCGTTAGACCGCGCCAGTGCGGAGATCGACAGCTATCTGGCTGGGCGCTATCCGGTGCCCTGGCCGGATACGCCGCGCATTCTTGTCGGCCGCTGCTGTGATATCGCCCGCTATCTTTTGTGCGGCGCGGGTACGCAGATGACCGATGAAATCCGCGCTCGTTATGAAGATGCGATCCGCTATCTGGAGCGTGTCGCAGATGGGCGCATCACATTGGGCCGCACCGCCGACGGTCAAGTTGTACAACAGTCCAGCTCAGGGGCGCGTTTCCAGTCTGCTGGTCGCGCATTTGACCGGGATTCTACGCGTGGAGGCGCATTTTGATTATCAGGGATATTGAGCAGGCTATCGTTGATCGCCTCAAAAAAGGGCTGGGACGCATGACGCCTAACGTGTGCTCGTATGGCGGCGAATTGGACGGCGAACCTGCCGAGGTTGCCCGCGCCATGCCTGCCGTGTGGGTGACGTTCGGCGGCGTCCAGAACACGCAAAACGCCAATATCGGCAAACGGAAGTACAAAACAGCCGGGCGTTTTGTGGTGATTGTCGGCGAGCGCAGCGTACGCAGTGAAGAGGCCTCGCGCCACGGCGGCGCACGGCTTGACGAGGTCGGCACTTATCGCATGGTCGAAGCGGTGCGCCGGTTGCTGGCCGGGCAGGACTTGACCGAGTCGGGAGTGAAGATAGCGGCGTTGATGCCCGGCCGGGTGCGCCCGCTGTTCAACACCAAACTGGAGAGCCAGGCGCTGTCGGTCTTTGCGTGTGAGTTCGATACGGTGTGGATGGAATCGGCGCTGGAAAACGGCAAATACCCGCTGGAAGGCCCGTCGCCGTTCCACCCGGACAGCATCTTCAACGGCTACCACGGCGCGGTCAGTGAGGACGATCCGGACTGGCTGCGTACCCATATCAGCTATGACATTCCACAGACGGCTACATTGCCGGATGCAGAGGACATGATTAACCATGAGCAAAATAACGGTTAAAGCGGCAGCGGGGGTAACGGTGCCGCGCGAAGATAATCCCCGCCGCTATATCGACAGCGCCAACGGCGTAACGGTTGAACGTTCGGCGTATTACCTGCGCCGACTCGCGGATGGCGACCTTATCGACGTCACCGCCAAACCAGCGGCAGCAGCAAAGGGCGAGACTAACGAGGGGGTGACCAGTGGCAAGTCCTAACGTCAGCTTTGACAATATTCCCAGCAGTATCCGCAAGCCTGGGAAATATTTTGAGTTCAATACCCGCCTGGCGGTGCGTACCTTGCCGACCAACCAGCAAAAAGTATTGATCATCGCCCAGATGCTGGATTCCGGCACTGCCGAACCGTTGCAGGCCGTTAATATTTTCTCCGATGATGAGGCGGCGACGTTGTTCGGGCAAGGCTCGATGGCGCACATCATGGCCGCCGAGGCGATCGGTTGTTACAGCTATTTGCAGCTACAAATCATCGGGATTCGTGATGCGCAGGCGGCGCTGAAAGCCACGGGCAAGATTACCATCACCGGCCCGGCAGGCGGCGCGGGAACACTTAGCGCCTGGGTGGGTTCGACGCGTATCGATGTCGCCGTATCGGCGGACGATACCGCCGACGTGCTGGCCGATGCGCTGGTGACGGCGATCGGCCAAAAAACCGCGCTACCGGTCACGGCTGCTGCTGCCGCTGGCGTCGTGACGTTGACCGCCAAAAATGGCGGCGCAGCGGGTAATGATATCGTTCTGCGTACCAGTACCACCGCCACGGGCATTACCGCCGCCGTAACCGCGATGGCGGGCGGCGAAAATGACCCGGATATCGCGCCGGCGCTGGCGGCGGTGTTTGCGGCCGGACACAACATCATTGTTTGCCCGTACGCCACCCAGGACGCATTAACGGTATTGCGTACCCATATCGATAATGTCAGCGGCCCGATGGAGCAGCGCGGCGCAGTCGGTATTGCGGGCTGGCGTAAATCGTTGTCTACCGGCACCACGTTAGCCTCATCAATCAATAAAGGGCGCATTACTATCGGCTGGCATCCCGGCTCGGTAAAAACGCCCGCGCAGATTGCGGCGGCATATGGCGCGGTGATGGCAAGCGAAGAAGATCCGGCGCGGCCATTGAATACGTTGGCTATGACGACGCTGGATGTGACCGCGCTGGAAGACCGCCTCGGCCGTACAGAACAGGAAAATGCGCTGTATAACGGCCTGACGCCGTTTGAAATCGGCCCCGGCGACACGGTGCAGATTGTGCGGGCTATCAGTACCTACACCAAAAACGCCGAGGGCGTGGACGATGTTTCACTGCTGGATATCACCACCATTCGCACGCTGGACTATGTGCGTAAAGCCTGCCGTGAGCGCATCGCCTTGCGATTCCCGCGCGACAAGTTAAGTTCGCGCACGCCTGACCGCGTTCGCAGTGAGCTATTGGACGTGCTCTATAAGCTCGAAGAGCTGGAGATTGTCGAAGAAGTTGAAGCCAACAAGGCGATGCTGATTGTCGAGCGCGACTCTCAGGATGTTAACCGCCTGGATGCGGCAATCCCCTGCGACGTCGTTAATGGTCTGCATGTGTTCGCCGGCCGCATTGATCTGCTGTTGTAAGGAGTCCTGATAATGGCATTAGAAGAATATGTCGGCGCGATTGTCCTGGAAGTTGACGGCCAGGAAATCGAGTGTACCGACCTGAAGGAAGACACCAACACCGGGCGTAAGCTGGTAAAGACCATGAACCGCACCGGGCGCTCAAAAGGCTTTTCTCGCGGCATTGCCGAGTACCAGGTCACGGTATCGGTGGTGATCCCGCTGAGCGGCGATCTGGACTGGGAAGGCATGGAAGGCGTCAAAATTACCCAGTATCCGGTCAGCGGCAGCGGCGGTAAGCGGGTGTCGTTCCTGGATTGTTTCAGTACCCAGGTCGGCGCTCAGTACACCGTTGATAACGAAGCGAAACGCGATATCACGTTCAACGCGTTGCGCCGGATTGAGGAATGATGATGGAAAAGAACAACTTACTACACGGCATTGAGGTAGACGGCCAGCGTCATTTCGGTTTCTCTGTTCGCCTTCCGGTCGTCGGCGATACCATTGCGGCGCTGGAAGAAACTCAGGAAGAGAAAGGCACCACGGAAGGCGCGGCGGCGTTGATGCACTATCGTGTCGGCATCCTCTCCAATGTGCTAACGCTGGATGGCGTAGAGAAAGACAAAGTCACCACCGAGTTGCTGTTAAAGCAGCTATCAGATGATGACTTTGATCTCATCGATGCGCAAATCTCCGCCGTTAAAAAAAAGCTGATGGAATCGAGAGCGCCCTTGTCGGATACCGCACCATCATCCTCGCCCTCGGCCGATACGGCATCAAAAGGCAGCAAATAGAAGCGATGAGCCGTTCTGAACTGGACGGCTATATCAACGCGCTGGCCCGGCTGCATGGCAAGAAGCCCACAGCCGGGGATGCCAAAACCTCCCGTAAAGTGAAGTCCCTACGCCAAAAACGCCCGACAAAGAAACGGAGAAAGTAAGCAATGGCCCGCAATCTGCAACTGGCGCTGACATTATCGGCGCGTGATACCGGCTCTAAAGTGCTGCGCAAAGCGATGCAGGATGCCGTCGCGCAGACCAAAGCGGCGGAGAAAGCCGGTGACGAGCTGGCGAAGTCGCAGCAGCAGAACAGCCAGCAAGGCATCCGGGCGTCACGCTCCTTGAGTGAGGAGTTTCGACGGGCCAATAGCGCCCGTTCTACGCTGGGCATTCGCTCCGAGCGCGAGATCCAGCGTGAAATCCAGCAGACTATCGCGGCATACAGCCGGTTAACCCGGACGGGGGTAATGTCGGCCAACGAGCAGGCGCGGGCGTTCGATGCGATGACGCAGCGCGTTAGCCGGTTGCGTGGCGAGTTGGGCAGTACGGCGCAAACCGTCAGCCGGATGGATAAGCTGCGGGGCATTGGCTCCGGTGCGATGGCCGTGGCGGGGGGCATTGCGGCCGGGGCGGCGGTGCTGATGCGGCCGGTCAGCAATACCATGACGTATGAGCAAACGCTTGCAAACATGGCGAACACGGCGTTTTCAGACAGAAAGACCGTGGCCGGGCGGCGTAGCGGTATGCAAGAAATGGATTCGTTGATCAGGAATTCCGTGAAGACTGGCGGCGGGACAAAAGAAGATGCGGCCAATACATTAAATGAAATGCTGGCATCTGGCGAGGTCGATATGTCATCGGCCAAAACGCTATTACCGCTGTTGCAGAAATATTCAACGGCCAGCGGAGCCAGTTCGACGGACTTGTCCCAGATAGCGATCCGCTTAAAGCAAACGTTCGGTGTTGAAGACAAGGACATGGGTAAAGCCCTGAACATGGCTATTGCCGCCGGACAATCGGGCGGTTTCGAATTGTCGGATATGGCTAAATGGTTGCCGCAACAGTTAGCTGCGGCAAGCAATAACGGCATGAAAGGATTGGACGATTTTGCCGTTTTACTGGGTGTTAACCAGGCGGCGAAAATCACCGCAGGTACGAGCGATGAGGCCGGGAACAATGTGGTAAACCTGCTGGCGAAAATTACCAGCCAGGATGCAGCGAATGCTGCCGCTAAAGTCAAGGTGAACGGTAAAGGAATAGATTTACCTGGCAGCTTATCTAACGCTCAGGGGAAGGGATTGAATTCCCTTGATGCGTTTGTCGCTATCATTGATAAAGTCGTTGCCAGTAACCCCGCGTACAAAAAGCTGGATGCAAAACTGGCATCTTCTACCGGTGATGATCGTCGTCAAATTATGGAGTCTCAGGCAAAGATTCTGGAAGGTTCGGCCGTTGGGCAGATCATCGCAGACCGACAGGCGCTGATGGCCTTAATTGGGTATCGCAGCAATCGGCAGTATGCTCAAGGTGTTATCACCGACGTAAACGCTCAGCGCAATCTTCCGGCCGGAGAAACCGCTGGCGATCTTAACTTCTCCCTCATGTCAGATACCGCTGGTTTCAAAGCGCAGCAATTAAAAAATACCGCCGATTTCGCGCAAATAGATAGCACTGGTGGGTTATCTAAGGCACTTGGCGATGTCTCTGACAAGTTGGTCAAATATGCAGACCAATACCCTGGGTTAACCACTGCACTATCGGGGGCTACTACGGGGATCCAAGTGCTGGGAGCAGGTGCGGCCACGGCTGGCGGGATATTGGCCGCATGGAAAATGCTGGGAGGTAATGGAGGTATAAATCCGCCGAGTATTCCACCTGGCCCTACTGCCCCGCCAAATGTTCCAGGCGTACGCCTTCCTCCCTGGCTAAGCCGCTTGGGCGGTTTGGCTCGATTTGCTGGTAAGGCATTGGTTCCACTTGGTGTTTATCAAGCCGCCGAAGATGCCCCGCTTGTGAAGGTCGAACGCGGTGATGCAACGGCGCGCGCCCGTCTTAATGCTAATCAATATTCTACTGACTTAGCGCGTTGGCAGGATAGTCAGCGCGCGATTCCCGGCGCTCTGGATGCCTGGGATGAAATCAAATCATGGTGGGCCAGACCGACAACCATCGGCGCAGACAATCCGGCATTTCAGGGGGTTCCTTCTTATCTCATGCCGCCCCAGTCGCCACAAAATAATCAGCAAATCCAGATAAATACAAAACTTGAGCTGGATGGTCGGGTCATCGCCGAAGCGGTTAACGAAGTCAACGGCCAGCAGGCCGCGCGCGGCTCTAACGGGGGGTATTAATGTCCTGGGCTGACAGTTTACAAGAAGCGTCGTTCCGTGGCGTGCCGTTTGACATTATCAATACCCGCGACAGCGCTCAGCGTGATTTGGCGCAGCACGAATACCCCTATTTGAACGGCGCAGATATTCAGGATTTGGGCAGCAAACCGCACAGTTTGCAGACTCAGGCCGTGTTCTGGGGTGATGATTACGAAAGCCGCTTGCAGACCTTTCTTGAAGCGCTGCGCAAGTTAGGCTCCGGCGACCTGATACACCCGGTTTTCGGTTCCATGCCAAACATGCAGGTTGCGGTCTGGCAGGTCAATCACGACGCGGAAAACGTGGATTATTGCACTGTCGATATCCAGTTTGTGCAGTCGAAAACCGGCAACCCGTTTTTTGTTAATGACTACCCGCTATCGAAAGCGGATGTCATTTTCAACAAGGTGCAATCGCTGATTGATGATGCCAATACTCTGATTGAAGGGGTGACCAAGCCGCTGCGCACGGTTAAAGCCACGATGAAACGGGCGCGGGCAATGGCGACAACGGCGCTCAATATGGTCACTATTTTTCGCAGCGAAATCACCGGTTTTATCAGCAGCACAACGGATTTCATTAACTACCCGTCCGCTTTCTTTAGTGACCTACGTTCCGCGCTCAGCCTGAAATCGGCTACGTCAAAGAGTAGCCTGGGCAGCAGTTACAACAGCGCCGCCGCATCGGGTGATGTTTCGTCAACGCAATCCGCGTCATCGGAAAGCGACGTCACTAACTACGTGGCATCCCCGGCGATTATTGTCGCCGACTGGTCGAATACATACACGGCATTGCAGGACATGGCGGATTTGCCAGTATCGTTGTTAACGGGCGCGACCGATGCGCCGGTCGAGATGCCAGCGTTAGCTGATGAGTCGGATATCGCCGAGCTGGTCGCCTTAACGTCGCTCGCGGTATCGATGGAATCCGCGCAAGCCGCCAGCGAGCTGCTAAGCGATGAAACGATTATGGCGGTGCTGACGCCGGTCGATATTGAGCAGATCGTCAATGACGCCCGCAGCATGATCCAGCAATCTATTGCGCTCCACCGGACGCTGTACACCGCATCAATGGAAACGATCAGCAGCAGCGAAATTCCTACCGGGCTGGCATTTCAACCCATCATTAATGGACTGGCCGATATCGCGCTGGAACTCCAGCAGATGGGCGCGGCATTAATCAATCAACGTCCGCAACTGATATCGCGGGCGGTGCAGGCGCAGGGCAATCTGCATCTGGTCGCTCATCTGTGGTATGGCGATTACTCGCGAGCTGATGAGCTGCGCCGCCTGAACCCGCAGCTACGCGACCCGAATAACCTGCAACCCGGAGACGTGCTAAATGCCTACGCAGAGTAATCCGGCGACGGACAACGCCACGGTTTCCGTCATTATCAACGGCAAGGTGCATAGCGACTGGTCACGCTATCAGATTGATTCTGATTTCCTGATCCCCGCCGATGCCTGGAGCGTAAGCCTCGGTCTGCCGGATGGGACATTCCCGGCAGATATCGTGCGCGGTGCGCCGGTACAGGTAAAAATCGGCGGCGATACGGTATTAACCGGGCGCGTTGACAGCGTTCAGCGCTCAGTCGCACGTAACGGCGTAACGCTCTCGCTCTCCGGGCGGGACAGCGCGGCGATCCTTGTTGACTGTTCCGCCCCGATACTGACGTCCCGGCAAGTGGGTCTTGAGGATGTGGTCGCGCAGATTGTCCGACCGCTGGGCATTACCAAAATCCGTCTTGAAGCCGAAAGCGCGATACGCAGCGATAAAATCAGCGCCGAGCCTGGCGAACGGGCGTGGGACATGCTGCTGCGGGCGTGTTCCGGGCGTGGTCTGTGGCCGTGGTTCAGACCGGACGGGACGCTGGTTATCGGCGGCCCTGACTATACTAAACCGCCCGTTGCGACGTTGATCATGCGCGTCAGCGGCCAGGGCAATAACCTGCTTTCTCTCAGCGACAGCAGTTCTATCGAACGGTCGTTCTCCGAGTTAACCGTACTGGCGCAGGGCCACGCCCATTCAACAAAATCAGAGACGGCGATCGTCGATGTCGGTGATGAGTCGGCGACGTCAGAAGATATCGAGATAAATACCGGCACGGCGGAAACCGGGCAGCACGGTATGAAAGCCGTGGTGAAAGACCCGACAGTCAGTTATTACCGGCCGCAGATTGTCGTTGTCGGTGACGCCGACAACCAGGAGCAAATCAATTACCGCGCCCGAAAATCCATGTCTGACGCCCGTTTATCGGCTTACAGCCTGACGGCCATTGTTCAAGGCCACCGGACGTCTGACGGCGTACTGTGGGAGCCTGGGCAACGTATCCACGTAATCAGTGAACCGCATGGCATTGATGATGTGTTTTTCCTGATGGGGCGCGAGTTCAACGGCGGACGTCCGAACGGGACGACAACGACGCTCAGGCTCAAAGAAGATGGCGTCTGGATACCAGATGCGTATCCGAAGAAGAAAAAACAGCGTAAACGTAAAGGCAAACAGGAGACGGCGATAATCGATGTGGGCTGATATTGAAAGGCGCATTAATAGCGCATTAAATCGCATTAGACTGGCGTTTAGAGTGCGTTTAACCCGCGTGAACAGCGCCGCGCCGGTGCAAACATTCCAGGCAAAAGGGATGGCGTCGGAATCTTTGCAGGATAGCGAGCTGTTCCAGCACTACGGCTTTACCTCCACACCTTTGCCGGGAACGATGGGGATCGTGTTGCCGCTGGGCGGCAGAACGTCGCACAGCATCGTCATTGCGACCGAGCACGCGACCTATCGCCTTCAAGCACTCGAAGCCGGGGAAGTGGCGCTTTATACTGATGAGGGGGCGAAAATTGTACTCAAGCGCGGGCGTTTAATTGAAACGGATTGCGACGAGTTCCGCGTCAACTGCAAACAATTTGTTGTCAATGCCGAAGAAAAAGCGGATTTTAATACGCCTATGGTCACCGCCAGCCAACAGGTTACCGCACAAAACAAGATTACCGGCAACGGCGGTATGGCGATCCAGGGTGGCGATGGCGCGACATTCGACGGCAATATCAAACAGTCATCCGGGGATTACCAAACAACCGGGGATGTTACAGCCGGAGAGGTTTCGCTTAAAGGACATATCCATAACGGCGATTCGGGTGGCGTTACTTCTCCGCCATTAGGCTAACCCACTGAACCCCTTCCACTGATTCCTTGCCAGCCATGCTGCCATTCTGGCGGCATGGATAATTTACTTGATCCCCACACTGGCGACTACGCCGGAACCTCTACCACCACGTTAGCGAATGCGGTTTACCTGCGTTTGATGACGCCGCTCGGCTCTTATTGGGCCGCGCCGCAACTGGGTTCCAAACTGCATTTATTGCAACGTGAAAAGGACGTTGCTCGCGTGTATGCGCTGGCAAAGCAGTATTCAGAAGAGGCTCTGGCCCCGCTGGTTGATGATGGCCGCGCCAGCGCCGTATCTGTTACCACTGAGCGCGGTAGCATTGGGTGGTTAATTTTGCTGATAGAAGTCACAACCGCCCAGGGACGCACTGAGACGTTTAAACATCCGGTGAGGGTTATCTGATGCCGCATATTACCCCCTCATTCTCAGCAATTCGTACAGACATATTGCGTGATATCCGCAATCAGTTACCGGCTGCCGATATTTCGGAAGACAGTGATTATTATGTCCGTGCCTCATCCGTTGCCAGCGCAATCGCGGGCATCTATCAATATCAGGGCTGGATTGTCCGACAGATTTTCCCCGATACCGCAGACACTGAATATCTGGAATGGCATTGCAGGATGCGCGGTTTAACGCGCAAACAAGCCACTACGGCCACAGGTACAATTACGGCCACTGGCGAGCCTGGCTCTACGGTAGCTGCGGGTCTGGTCATTAACCGCGATGACCTGTCATATACCACTACCGCTGTCGTTAAGGCCGGGAGTGATGGCAAAGCTGCCGTACCTGTTATTGCCGCGCAAAGCGGAGCCAGCGGCAACACGCTCGCCGCCGTATCCGGCACGTTCGCCAGTGCGCCAGTCGGTTTTGATAGCACAGTAACCATCGGCGTGATGGCGGGCGGAACCGACCAGGAAACCGATACTGAGATGTTGGCCCGGCTGCTTGAGATTATTCGACGTCCTCCTGCGGGGGGAAATAAATATGATTACAAACGTTGGGCGCTTAGCGTTGAGGGCGTGACAGCGGCCTACGTTTACCCATTACGCCGCGGTTTTGGCACGGTAGATATCGTTATCACTTCTGCTGACGGTATTCCGTCGCAAGAAATTATCGACGCGGTACAGACATACATCGATGACGTTCGTCCTGTTACGGCCAAAAATACAGTAGTTTCCGGCCCAACAATAAAAGCTATCGATATTGATGTTCGTATTTCATTAAACGGCGTGACGTTGGCTACTGCTGTAGAAAATATTACCGCTGTTCTTAATGAATATATTAATCAATTACCACCCGGCGAGCCGTTTATTCGCAGTCAAGCCGAAATGTTGGTATCTCAAGTATCTGGCGTGGTTGACAGAAAAATTATCACACCGGGCGACAACGTTTATCCATTAGTCGATGAGTCTTCCGTTGAATGGATACGGGCAGGCCAAATAACGGTGAAAACGCTATGAGTACCGTCTATAAAACCCTGCTTGGCTTATTGTTGCCATCCCCATACGCCACGAAGGAAGAGCGACTCGCGGCAGAATTGAATGCGGAAGCTAATGCGCTAGAGCTATCGAATGAGTTAGCCAGTACAGTTTTAAATGGCGTGACGCCCTTATTTGCTCAAGGGTTGCTCCAGGACTGGGAGCGCGTTCTGGGACTTGCTCCATCTTCAGATAGCAGTTATCAGCAGCGTCTGGATAATGTTCTGATAAAAATCGCCGAAACTGGCGGGCTGAGCATTCCCTATTTTACACGCCTCGCTAGTCGTCTTGGATACAAAATCGCTATAGAAGAACTGCAACCCTTCCGGGCCGGTGTGAGCCGGTGCGGGCAAAGTATTTTACAAGAAGATTTTATCTGGGCGTGGAGGGTAAACGTCAGTGGTTCAGCCGTAAAAAAATATTATTTCACAACAGGTATATCGCTTATTGGCGAACGCCTGATGACGTTTGGTGATTCCATCATCGAATCTGTCTTTAACGATTTAAAACCCGCTCATACCTATTGCTATTTTGCTTATCAGGAAAGCTGATCATGAAACAACTTATGCCGCCCATTGATACATCGTCAGACAATACTTTTCATGACGGAAATCCCCTAACCGGGGAACTGGGGACTATTGTCTCGGCGTTGTTCATGAATAATGTTCAAGGCGTGATACGAAACTTGCAGAGCGAGCTTATTAACGTCATGAAAGAAGCTGGTGTCGATGTTGATGACAGTAATGAGAGCCAGGTTCTTTCGGCTCTGCAAAAGCTATTTTTAACGCAAAGTTTAAAATCGCTGGCTACGGAAGATTTAAACACCATTACTACGCCAGGGCGTAAATTTCAATCGGCCATCGGTAATGCAATGGAAGAGCGGAACTATCCAGTCGAAGCTACGGGCATGTTGGACATTATAAAGACGTCAGAAACAGGCATACGACAGGCGTACTATCCGTCCAATAGTTCGAGTGTGTATCACCGTTTCTGTGATGATATTAGCTCTGTACAACCAGTATTTAGCAAGTGGGAAGACGCGATTAATAAGCTATCTGCTAGTTCTGGTGCTTTTAGCGTTGGTTTTTTACGTGAATCGGTCTATTCGGGTAGTGTCGGTGAATATTTACACAAGGCTGTTTTATATCTTACCCCAGAGATGTTCGGGGCTTTAGGGGATGGTATTTCAGATGATAGAAAGGCAATTCAAGATGCTATTGATAAAGCTAATGAAATTTTCTTAACTAGTGGAAAAATGGTGGATTTATATATCGCTGGATTCCATCTAGTAAAACTGAATCCCAATTCTTTAGGTATTGGTGGGGAAGTTGCCGCAGGTAGGGGGGTATTATGTATCAAACCGGGTGTTCGTATATGCGGATTTGGGACAATTAAGCTCGATCCATCATTTTCAGGTGGTTCATCAGGAGCAATAATCACTAACTGGGCTGGCCCTGTCGATAACTGTACTATACAAGATATTACATTAGATGGATCTTATGGTGAATCAAGTGGTAGTGGCATCACGGCTATTAACATCGTTGACTCAGAGAATGTTACTATCTCAGGTGCCCGAATAATTAACTCCACTTCTGGTGGTGTTTACCTAAGAAAATCAAGTGGTTCATCAGGTGATTATGGTTGTAAAAATAGTAAGATTATTGGTTGTAATCTCAATAAGTTAGCCTATATTGGAATTCAGTGTGAGAAACCAAATGGCGTAATAATTTCACAAAACACAATTAACGAAAGTACTGATAACTCGATTGATATTGAGGGCAATAACTCATCGAGTACAACTGTAGGGTTTTCTGAGCGTATTATCATATCAAACAATAGTTTATCTTCATTAGGTCACGGTATTTTTCTTGAGTCATGTGGAAATGCCATTATATCTGGGAATTCGATGAAATCGAAAGGTGATGGTATTATTTCTAATAGAATAAACTCATCATCAGCGTTTAACCAAATAACTAACAATACAATTTCAGCATACTCAGGTGACGACGCGTCGTCAGCTATTAGATTCATCAATAGCGTGGGCGGAACTGCGGTTTTTGGTAACTTCATCAAAAATAAACACTCGGCTTTTAAGTTTGAATCGGGTATTGATGGCCTTGATATTGGAGTTAATTATCTAACTGGAATCTCTACGTTTATTTTTAATGTGGCTAAATATGCATCTAGTCTTGTAAGAAGCCGTTTAGGTGCGCAATTTGTCTACGGGAATCAGGCGGAGGGAAAACCGTACACCACATCACCGAGAAATAGCCCAGGGAACTATCCAGCCCGCATGTCATACCGTGTTTCATATTCCCAGCCCCACTTCTCGGAAATTGCCGGAAATGGTGAAGATAATATGGTGTATAAAACGGGTGTGTTACAACTAAACTCAACGTGGAGTGGCTATGCCGTTTATACGTCCGGAAACACGGTGTTAAACGGCTCATTAGGGAGCGCTGGGGAGTTCCTGGCAATTAATGGCAAGTACTACAAGATCTCATCGGTAACCGCATCAGAAACAACGGTAACTAAGTGGGATGGCACTGGCTATACTCCGGGCGATTTCACCAGTGATTTCGACCTAGCTTACGCATACTCTACGCATAGGGCAGAATGGGGGAATTTATAATGAGTGACGGTGTTGACTGGAAAGATGTGGAGAATGGAATTCAAGAAGAATTAGATGGTCGTGTTTTTAACAGAGTTCCAACCGAAGTTAGCATTTTATTGTCTGATAAATTGCAGGCTATAGTTGGCGCCGATAGCGGCTCACAACCTTCCGAGGGTTAG